GGCGAGGAGGAGTTCGGCGAGATCGACGGTGGGCCATTTCGCAAGGCCGCGAATAAGTGACTGAACCATTTGAGCGGGTTCACTTCTTGTAGCCGTCTAACGGCTTCTCCAAATTCACGAAAAACTGTTTCGTCTCGAAATTGTAGCCGCCGCCGAGCTTCATCCCCGCGCATCCGCAAAGCAGAAGCGCCGCAGCAACCAATGCGAGACGCATCACTTCTGCTTGCGGAACACGTTGACCAACCCGACGAGCGACAAGCCGAGCGCAATGATTGCGTTGGATTGTGACGGATCGAGGTGAACGCCAGCGGCGGTAAGCAGCATGATGATGCCGCGCCAGGTCGAATCTTCTTTAAGTCGGTCGAACAGGTAGTTCATGCCCCGGCCGGGGTGTCAAAGCCTACCCGCTCAATGCGAAAGCCCGCCGAAGCGGGCCTCGATCTCTTCCCGGTCGTGCCGAGTGAGCTAAGATTGCAACGCGGCCACGGCCTCCGCGCTGGCCTCTTCAAACGCAGCCCCCGGCTGGCCGTAGCTGGCCGCAGGCGCGGGCGTTGGGTTCATCGCCCAGCCAAGCATCACGCCCTCCAGCCATTGCTTGCAGGCGGTCATCTTCACACCGAGGGGCTTGCCTGCTTGAAGCAGTGCCATTTCCAAGCGTTGCAGGGCGGCGATTTGGTAGGCGCTGAAGTATTGGCTGACGGCTTCTTCGGCGGTCATCGTCGCCACAGGCACCTCCACCACGCTCCATCCTCGCGTGACCGTCTGCGCCTCCGCGTCGATAACCTCCGTCTTCTCCAACCGCTGCGTGGCTAAGTCGTATTCGGGCTTGTCCTCCTGCATCACATCCATCTCCAGCAAATGCGCGGCGAGGCCGACCACTGGCTCGTCATCAATGCGCGGCCACGGGAGGAGCTTTTGGGTTTGGGTGTCGTAAATTAGCTTCATAAAATTATACAATCGCCGTGGCAAAATCGGCCATTAGCGTGTCGAGGCGACCTTCCAAAAGCGCGAGGTCTGTCGCTTCGCCTATACTATACCATTGCAGGCGTCCGTTGGACGGAAGCCCAGCGGAGGAAGTGTTGTTAAAAACGAAAATGTCGTTGCCATTTGGCGTTTGCGAAGTTCTTGAATAAGTAGTTGTTGAGCCACCATAATAAGCGTCGTAGTTACTACTGGAGGCTCTGTTTGAGCCTATTAGCCCAGTCACGTTTGAATTAGCTGGAGAATCCGTCAGATTGTGACGGCACCTCCAAAACAAAGACGTTGCATTGTTTCTTAAAATCTGATCCGCGCCCGTTGATGCTCCAGTTGTAGCAATGTAATACCCAAAGTTAGCCGACCCCACCGTGTGAACGTAGACGCTCATATGGAAATCATTTTGCGGGTCATCGGCGTTGCTGCGGTTGCTGTTTAAATTGCGACCACTTCCGCCGATCAATCCGTTCTCGCGGTTATAATTGCCAGAGACAAAGCCAGTGCTGGTCGGCGCGGAGCCGACAAGCGGGACCAGTGCGCCATCCAGCGTCCTCGCGCCCGCCAAAATACAAGCCGTCTTGATGTCCGACCAAATACCATCGTCCTTGCAGCCTTTTACAAAGTCGTCTACGGCTTTGCGGACGCCCGCTTCCAAGGCTTGCCCGTCTTCGACTTCAACAGCGTTGAGGTAAGCGGCGGCGTCAGCGTCTTCGGCCACACCAAACCCATAAGGGTTAATGACGAAGGAACTCATTAGGCCCGTGTCCCTTTCAGAATAACTTTCAGCCCCTTGCCTGCCACGGTGCTGCCGATCTGGTCGATGTCGATGGTGATCTCGGCATCGGCGGCGATGTCGTCGTGCGCGGTGTCGATCACGGCGGCGGATGCGGCGGTAGCCGAGGTCTTTTCGCTGGCGTCGATGGAGAGCTTGGTGGAGAGCGTGGAATTTGCGCCGTTGTTGATATCCACGATCAGCGTCGAGCCTGTCGGCGCGGTGTTGACGCTGGCGGCGACGGCGGTGAGCAGGAAGGCTACGGGGGCGCGGAAGGTGACTTTGGCGGTGCCTGTGGCGAGGTCGCTGGTTTCGTCGGAGCAGGCGATGACGTATTCGATGGGAGCGCCGACATAAGATGCCGCCGCCCACTTCACGCCCAGCGTTTCCGCCGAGTCCACCGTCAGCACATGGCCATTCGTGCCGCCCACCGCGAGCCGTGCCGCCGTATTATCGGCGCTGCCCACGATGAGGTCGCCTTTGGCGTCAAGCAGGGTTGCAGGGATGCCCGCGCTGACGGTGGAAGACAACTCCCCCGCCGACAGCGAAAGGCCCGTGCCGATTTGGATCTCCTCGATGGCCCCTGTGCTGGCGGTCGTGCGTCCGAGGATGCGGGCGGTGGCTTGGGTGAGGCCGCTGCTTGTTATGGAACCAGAGGCGGCTGCGCCTGTTACGTCTGCGACAACGTGGGTGTGTCGATTTGTTGCGTCTTCGGCCCAGCTATTATTTGAAGTCGAAGCGGCGATGTATGTTGCTCGCTGACCGTTTTTAAGGCTATTGCCCAAAAAACTACCATCGCCATTGAGAACGGGCATTTCTCGCCCCGTGAAAGTTGTGAACCGAATTTGCACAACATCGCCAGCCTGCACGCCCGTTTGTGGCAAGCGCACGGAAGGGGTTGGCGTGTCGAAGGTGTTGACTGTGACCGTGTAAATTTTGGCGCGGGCAGCGGTTAGCTGCACGTTGGCGGTGATCGTGCCGAGGTCTTCGGTGAGGAATATCGACTGCGCCCCAATATCGCTGGGCGTCAGCGTCACCTCGTCAAACGTGCCGCCACTGTTTTCTTTGGGAACTTTGATGTCGTTGAGGGCCATGAGATTTACCAGTTAGCAATGGCCACGCGACGCCATGTGTTGTTCGCCACGCAGAAATAAATGTAGCGCGTGTCGGAAGCAAAGTCGCCGGGGACTCCTGTGTCTGTTCGATTGCTTGGCGCGGCGCGGTTGTAAGGCTCGACCAGCCGCACCCATCGATTAGGAAAAATCCGAGTGGAGTAGGCAAAGTCCATAGCCTGACCGTCGTAGCCATCGAAATTTCCAAAGCCTCCAGTTGAAACAATGACCTTGTTGCCCGCAAAGGACTTTGTTGCAACCTCGACGCGCACAGCATCGCCGTCCGCTGGGTTTGCCGTGTTTAGATTAACGGTCAAATCGCTTGTTGTGCTTTGCGCCACGACAACGCGCGCTTTCACGGCGGAAGGAACCGTGTAGCTGGTAATGTTTGTTCCCGGAGGGATACCCAAACCCGTGCTGCTTCCGTTGACCGTTGTGTTGCTGATTAGGTAAGTGGAAACAATGTCGGAGTCGGTTATGACTACGGCCCCGCTGCGCCCATTCACCGAGGTCACGGCCCCCGACTCTGCGCCCCACGCGGGTATGCCGTTGGCGACTTTCAACACTTGGCCGCTTGTGCCGATGGGGAGGCGGGCAGCAACCGATGCACCGCGATAAAGCAAGTCGCCTTGGGTCGTAAGCGTCTCGATGCCCGTTCCCGCTGGCCCCTGCGCCCCGGTCGCGCCGACTGCGCCCGTGGCTCCCGTTGCCCCGGTTGGCCCCGCAGGGCCGATCGTCGGCACTACCACGTTCACCGTCTGCGGCGAAGGGATACCCACCTCAACCGCGTTGGTGTTCAGCGACACTTCAACTTTGTGATAAGCGGCCATGTTAGAGCGGTGCGGTGCGGGTCGTTACGTCAGACAGGACTTTCCACAAGCCGCCGAAAAGCGTGTAGATTTTGTTGGTCGAGTCCTTTAACTGCACATCGTAGTAACGAGTGCCCGCCGTGGCGTTGTCTGTGGTCAGAAGATCAAAGTGGGACAGCCCACCCGCTGCGTTGCTGTGCGAGGTGACTTCTTTTCGGATCACGGCTGCGCTGTCGGCATCCGTGAGCGCGTTCTTCACCGTTAAAAAAAGCGTGGCTCCGACCAGACTGTAGGTATCGCCGCCCGCGTCTTTGACTGACACATCGAGCCGCCCGGAGTCGCCACGCGTCCAGCAAAGATCGGCTTGTGAGGAGGTGCAGGCACTCATTTGTTTCGATCCCTCCAGGCTTTGCGCGCCGACATAACAGCGATGAACAAACCGAGCGCCAGCGCCGACACGCGCATGGTTGTTTCCAAGTGCGGCAGCAGGCTAACCAGCACCGAGCCGAGCGATGTGGTCACGCCGACAAGCGGGCGGGAAAGAAAGTCGAGCGGGTCGTGAAGGCTCATTGCTCGTAGTTGTCGATGATGATCCCATTTGAAACGACCATGACCCATGTGAGATTGCCGTGGTCGAGATATTCAATTGTCCCGCTATAGGGCTGGTTCGTGTTCGTGCTGCCAGCCAGCGCCCGCATCGTGGTGACGTTGCTGGTGTTGGTTAGGGCGGGAAGGCCCAAGCCAATAGCCGAGCGGAAATTTGTGACGTTGGTGTTGGTGAGCCATGTGGCTCCAAGGCCGAGGTTGGTGCGAACGCTGGCTGCGGCCTCAAAAGTAATGGTGCCCGCAAACGTCCAGTCGCCGACAAAGCGCGCTTCTTCCAAGCTAATGCGATCTTGGTCGTCAAATTGAAGAATTGAACTAATGATGCGGGTATCGCCACCAAATCTTAAGCTGCTCGGAAGCTGCAAGTCGTTCGTGTTGCTATAAGCCACAACGCCGTTGCTCGCGTTGTAAGACAGCGCCTTCATCGTCTGCCCGTAGCTGGTGGCCGCGCAGAGGGTGACGAGAAGGATGGTGAGAAGGGTTTTCATAGTTAGACTTTCTGGGTGGTCAAAACTCCGTCCGCGTCGATGGTCACGCGCCAGATCGTGTTGTCGCTGGCCCGCAGATCGAACTGGTTCATGGTGTTGGCGAAGGAAACCGCGCCCTCGGAGCCGCGAATCACATCGTTATAGATCACGCAAGAGCACGGCATGGTGCTGCTCGTCGTGCCGCTGACTGTCCACGAGACTTCAATCTTCGCCGTGATGCTGTCCAAGGCGTCGTTGGTGAACTCCGTGCCTAACTCGGTCGTGTTTAGCGCCAGATCGAACTGGTAGACCGCGCTGGCTCCGGTTCCGGTCTTTGTCCAGCCTGCGTCATTGGCGAGAAAGCTGCCCGCGTAAGTCTTTTTGATGCCAAGCTGTCCGGTGGCCCCCGCCCCCAGCTCGACCACGCCGCCGTTGCGGACAAACTGAACTTCAACTGGCACGGTGTCGCGGCGGACAAAATAGTGCGTGTTGACCCGTTGCGTGAGGACGGGGGAAACGACAAATTCGGATGTGTCGAGGTTGATGTAAACGCGCATGGCCCTGCCCTCGCCCTCTGTGTCAAAGCGTTAGCAGGGCATCCAAGGCTGTTGCCGCACCCGCAAGTGGCCGCGATACTCTCCCTCGGTTTCGTGATACGCCCGGTGGTGGACAATCTTGCCCTCCGCGTCCCGCTTCACATGGTCGGCGGCACAATGCGGGATGCAGGCAATCCGAAGCCCTGCCGGGTGCCAACGGTGCCAGCAAAGGAACAGGTCTTGTGTTCCCCTGCCGTCATAGCCCTCAAAGGTTGCCAGCGCCAACGCCTTGGCCGAAAGGAGCGTGCAACCGAGGCCGCACCAATCGGACGGG